TCAACGCTGTTGCTCCAACTTGCGCTGCCATCGGTCAGGTTGCTGTGGCGGATATGAATTTTGCCGCCAACCTTCACGTCGAGGTCTACGGTTTCGTCCCAGCGCAGGCGACCGGAGTTGGCGTTGATGGCCTCAAAGCTTAGGTTCTGGACGTTGCCGGGGACGGCGGTTTTGCCGACAAGTTGGAATTGATCGGCGGCTATTGCACCACCTTTGTTGACGTAGTTGTACGCCTGAATTTGTACGTAAAGCGTTCCGGGATGCGTGTTGAGGATCTTGATTGACGGCGAGGTGGTGTTTACCTGCTGCCAGTTGTCGTTATCGACGCGGTATTTAACGCGAAACTCCGAGACGCGATCTTTGGGGCTGATCCAGCTAAGGGTGAAGCCGGAAAAAACGCTTTGGCCGTCTTGGTATAGATATTCAGTGCCGTCAATGCTGCTGACTGCATCGGGCGGGTCGCTGAGGTTGCTGATGTCGCGGGTGGTCAGTTTGTTGTCGCTTTCGATCGCGTTGTAAATGCTGCTGTTGTATTGCAGGGCGGTGACGCCGTAGATGCCGTCTTCGGATTCAGCGACGTTAAGGACGCGGAATTGCTGGGATTCGATGTCGTCGGTTTGGATCAACCAGATGGCGTTGGCGTTGGGTGCTTCGCTAAATGGGTTGCCGACCGTGATGGTGCGGTCGCTGATGGATTGGATTGGGCGGAGTTCAACGTTGCCGCTGGGCAGGATCACCGAAATGCGCGGGTTGCTAGCCAGGTTGACGAACAGGCTGCTGCTGGAATCAACCGTGATGGTGGTTGTGGTGGCAGAGCTGACGCGACCGCTGCGGCGTGTGCCAGCCTTCATTGGGTCGGCAACGTCAATCACCATCCCAGGGCGCAGGATGATGCCGCTGTCGATAGACACCGAGAAGGTGACGGTTTCGGTCAGGTTTTGTTCGCTAAGGAGTGCCCACTTACCAGCGCGATGCGCTTGACCTTGGCTGTAACAACCGAGGGCTTTGATGTCTTTGTTGATGATGCCGTATTTGGCTACGGCGTCGGCGTCTTCGACGTACTCGTACTCAACTTCGCCAAGGGTGTCGTAGGACTGCCAGGCAACAGTTGCGACGCTGTGGCGAGCTTTTTGTGATGTGCCGCTGTAAACAAAAATGCCATCAACGACATTGCTTTGTCCCAGCAGATATTGCGAGTCGGTCGGTTTGTCCTGCTGGAGCACCAGCGAGCCGGCGCCGTAATACGCGATGCCACGGAACAGGCTGGTCATCTCTTGGATGACGTTGTAGACCTCGTCGCGGCTGTTAATTAGTAGGTTGCAGGAGAAGCGTGGTTCCAATCCGTTTTTGCCGTCGTCAACAAGGGCGTTGCAGTATTGGCTGATGGCGTAGAAGTCGTAGCGATCCAGGCTGCTGGTGGGGATGCTGGCGCCGTAACGGGTGTTGGTGAGCAAATCCCAGAGGCACCACGCTGGGTCGTTACACCACGTTGCAGCGCCGAAGGTGCCATCCCAGACGCCGGAATAGGTGACGCGACCCAGGTAAGTGGTGGTATCGACGGTAGCGTTGCTGGGCAGTTGGACTTTTTGTCCACGAATCAGATATTTGCGGGTTGGGATTGAATCAAACTGGCGGGAATCAAACCGCAAAAATGCCAATGCGCTGTTGGGGTAGCGCAGTTTTTCGTCGATGATTTCGGTATAGCTGAACCAGTAAGTTTGGTTTTGGCGTTTGGTGCTGGATTCGTCGGCGCTGACGCGGATAACTTTGATGTCAACGGGGAACGCACCAGACAACGGAATCATGTAATCGCGCTGGTAGCGGTTGCTGGTTTTGCCGCTGATCGTGTCGTCTACAACGGTTGTGTAGCCGCCGGCGTTGTACTGGACTTGGATGCGGACTTGGACGCTGTGGCCAACAATGTCGCCGTCGTCTTCGATGATCTGCAGTGATGGAACTTGCAGCGTGACGCGCACACGATCCACGTCCGAATCGGTGATGGTGCGGACGATTGGAGTGGCATTAACAACTTCGACGTTGACGCCTTCTTCGCTCTCGGTGCCAATCGCGTTGCTGATGTAGCTCTGGGCTTGCGTGCCAGTGCGGGTGACGACTGTGTAGCCCTCGAAGTTGGCATTGCCAGCAGCATCCTTGACGGGGGTGCCTTCCAGATAAATGCCTTTTTCGCCGTTTTCGATGCCGTCAATTTCACCTTCGCACAGCAGATCCAGCACGCTGGCATATTGAACTGACTGCAGTGAGTCGTCGGCTTCTGTTGGCGTGCGGCTTGATCCGCCACCACCGCCGCCGCCGCCCTTGCCACCGCCGCCGCCGCCGCCTCCACCACCAGCACCAAGAATCCGTGTCATATCAGTTGGTCAACGTCAAGGCCGCTAGAAAGAACAGCGGAGCCAACAAATACACGTCCGTATGCAATAGGCACCGGCAAACCTTGCTTGGCGGTGTTGACAATGCCGGAGAACGTAAACGACTCAAACTTTGCAGCGTCGCGTCCTCTTTCCAGCGTGTTGGTGGATTGCACCGGGGCGGGGGAAAGTGCCTGTGCAACACCGCTAAGAATAAGAGAAGCACCGATAGCGCCAACTGCGGGCAATAAAGTCGTTACAGCAATAGGCGCCGTCAATCCAAAAGTACCTATCGCGGCTGCGCCAAAAGGATTAACCAGAGCCAGTGCAACAAGACCAATTCCCGCCAAAATTTGACCAGTTCCACCACCGGCGCCAACAATTACAGGGGTAATGCTAAAGACTTCGCGTTCACTAAATGGGGCTGCAATTAGGACGGCGTTTTGTTCGGTAATTTTTTCTTTTCCGAGGGTTACGCGATAACCAACGCCGTCTTTTTCGCTATCCAGCAGCCACTTTTCAAGGCCGGGAAAGTTGACGCAAAGTGCTTTGAGAGCCTGCGCTGGGGTGTCGGCTTCAAACTGGAAACGGCACTGACCCAGCTTTTTGCGTAGTGCGCCGTAGACCTTAACGACTTTCATGCCGCAGGACTCGGGCGGTGCTCTTCAAATAATAACCGCCGTACAGATCACGGCTACTGAGTCGGCCTTGTAGGTGGTGCAGAATCAACTGGTCGCCCATATAGACGGCAGCGTGGTTGGGCAGTGGTGATGCAAGCTGCATCAGGATCGCGTCGCCGTATTGCAGTTCTTCCAGGGGGATGGGGTAAAAGCCTTCGTTGGCAAAGTTGTCTAGGTATAAATTCTCACCCCGGAGCCAGAACTGGTCGCGGCGGTCGTAGTCGCTCAGGTTGAGGCCAAATTCGCGGTTGTACCAGTCGCGGCACAAGCTGTAGCAGTCCACAATGCCGAAGACAAATTCGCGTCCCACGTAGGGCAGTTCAAAGCCTTCGGGTTCGCAATAGCCCCACTGTTCAGTCTGGGGGTTGACGATGTGCCAGGGCAGGCCAGATTTTTCGCAGGCAACACGGTCGGCTTGGGATGGGGCGTGGTTGGTCTTCGGATGGCTATGTACCACGGCCACGATTTCGCCCTGTTCTTCAGCGGCAACGTAGTCAACCGGATCCAGCACAAAGTGTTCGTCTGGTGTTTCGGCCATGTTGCGACAGGGAAAATACCGCTTGCGGCCTTTGACCACGGCGACCAGACCGCAGGACTCCCTTGGAAATTCCGCCTTTGCGTGCTCCAGGGCAGCTTCTTGGATGGATTTGCTGAGTTTCATTGGGTCAGACCGGCGCCGGGGAAGGATCCGAAGGGTAATTCCGCTGTCTCCCCGAATCGCAACTTGCACGAACTGAGCCGCTTGCCGCAACGGTCTTCTGCCAACACGCCGACAGTGTTGTCGTTGACATCAAAGTAGTTGCTGCCTGTGTAGCCGCACTCGGTGCTGCGGTATTTCCACTGGCAGATGTTGGCGATGATTTGGCGCTTGGGGATCATCACGCCAGCGAGGTCGAATTTGCTGGCCAGCTCGAAGCTCACAGAGTCGCGGTTTTCGCTTGCTTTGCGGTCCACGTACCAGACCTCATCGGGGAATTTGGCATGTGGGTCTGCGGCGGCTTCGCCATCAAGGTATTTCTTGAGGGTGCGGATGCGTTTGACGGTGGCGCCACCTAGGTCATTGCCGGGTGTGGTGGCGTTGACCAGCAACAACAACGTGGTAATCGCGCCGTCCAAGTTGCTGATGGTCAGTGTGGGGCGCGGCAGCGTACCCGTGTTGCTGTATTCAAAACCGTCGGCCTTAACGGGCAGGCGGGCGTAGGTATTGCCGTTCCAGGTGATGTTGCCAGTGACGTTGGCGTTGCAGCCGTTGTGCCAGCGGTAGGTGTCGCTGCTGCCGTGCAAGGTGGTGTCCAGCGTCATCTCAAACAGTTCGATGATGGCGCTCGGTGCCAGTGCGGCCAGCTCCTCGTAGACGCTGCTAATCGCCGTCCAAACGACCGTGCCATCCGTGATGGTGCTGCCAATGTCTGTTGGCCACGCCGGTTGAGTGCTGGAGCTGGTGCCAGCTGTGGCGCACTGGAAGACGAGGCCGGATGCCTGCAGGCTGCTAGCGCGGACAATATCGCCAACAACGTATGCAGTTGAACTAGCCCAAGCCGAATACGCCATCAGGGTTCAAATACTTGCTGGAAGGTGGCCGTTATGGTGGCGCGGTTTTTGTAGGGGACGGATTTGTTCCACTCGGGACAAATCCACTTGTAGGAGGTGGCTTCGTCGAGGGGGGTCCAGTCGAAGCTGGCGTTGTCGGCGGCGCGGTTGTTCAGGAAGGTCTCGATTGTGTCGGCGTCGGTTTCGGAGACTTCCCAGGTCAAGCTCCAGCTCTTGGGGTTTTGATTGAGGCCGTAGGTCAGGCGTTGCTGGTAGCCGTCGCCGAATTGGACCGTGCGGACGTTGGGGCGGTTGTTCTTTTGGGCGCCGTAGGTTGGGGTGATGGCGGGGAAGGTGGCCATTAGGCGAGCAAGCCTCCGGGACGTTTTTGTTTGATGAGTTCTTGCTGGACCGCGATGCCGATGGCTTTGCCGAGTTGGTTGGCTTGGCCGGGATCGCCTCCCACACTAGAGCCGCCGGCATCGACGTTCACGACAATGTTTGCACCACCCATGCCCATCGCGTCGTTGGGGTAGATGCTGCCACTGGTGCGCGGCATAAACAGTTCGGGGCCACGCTCACCGACGAGGTAAGGGGTTCCAGCGGATACAGGACCGCCTGATGCTCGCCCTAATAGAGAGGGCAAGTTAAAGCCTTGGACGCCTACATTGCCGGCACCAAATTGGTAGGGACCTGCGCCCTTAAAGAGACCGCCACCGGGCAAGAAGCTGGCGGCAAGTCCAAGGATTTGCATTTGGATGTACTTGGCGATCATCTGAGCCGCCATGTTCAAGAAGTTATTTGCGGTCGCTTGGAAGAAGTTGGCCAATGCCTGTTGGGCAGACACGCTGCCGTTGATCATGTCCATGAAGGACGAGGAGAACGACTGTCCGATGCTTTCGGCGGCTACGCTTACTTGGTTTGCAGGCGAAATAAGTTTTTCGAGTTCCAATCGAACTTTTTCAATTTCTTTGGACAGATCGCCGTTGGTTAGAAGGAGTGGAACGTCAAAAGCAAGTTTGTAATCGGCATTGCTGAAACTACTGAAGGCTCCAGCAAGGGCGTTTTGTGTTTTTGTGGAAAGGATGTCTATTACACCTAATTGTGCATAGAGTTCGCGGGTCTGGCTTTTTTGAGCTTCATTGATAGCCTTTTGAGTATCTACGTCGGCTTTTAGTGATGCATTAAGTTGAGTAGCAAATAGAGCCGCACGTTCTTGGTCGCTAAGGGATTTAGAAAATAGTTGCCGGAACGTGATCATTCGTTGAACTCGGGCTTTATCCGCTTCGGCTTGGGCTCTTTCTTCGTCGTTTGCCGCAGCAGAAATAGCTAGATCTGCCTCGGACAGCAGGAAGTTGTCTTGGGCATCGCTGAGTTGTTGGGACCGCAGTTTGGCAATGCGCTCCAGCTCTCGGCGCTGCTGCTCTAGGCGTTGGGTAGTTTCTCGGTCTCTTCTTTCTTGCTCGGTGGCGCTAATAATTGCCTGGGCACGTGAACTTTGAATTCCGGCTAGTTCAATAGCTTGGTTACGTAGCACTTCGTTTTGACGAAGCTGTTCCCCTACAAGTTGACCGTTACTTTCAGTTAGTTTTTTATTTATTTCAAAACGCTCGTTATCATATTTTGCGTTTATACGGGTTTTTTCTGCTTCCAGATCCAGCTGGGCATTACGTAACTTGTCAGCTTCTGTGCGTCCCGTGGTTCGTTGCTTTTCGATGCCTATAAGCTGTTTGTTTAGGAGTATTTCGGCGTTAGAGGATGCAAGAATGTCGGCAAATAAAATGCGAGCTTGCTCCAGCTCCGCATTGTTGTCTTTTAGGCCGTCATTGATTCGCTTAACTGCATCTTCTCCAGCGACAAATTTAATTACTAATTCTCCTGCCAATTTAAGTACCGCACCAACAGAAGAAAGTACAACATTTATACCTCTTAGGATTAAATTAACAGCATTTATAATGCCTCCTAAAGCTGCTGCAAATGGTGCTCCAATTATGCCGAGCAGTGTGGATACTGCCGCGGTAAAGTCTGCCCAAGCTGCGCCAAGAACGTTTACTGCATCTGTAATACCGCTGACAGTGCCTGGGATAGCTCCGGTTTTGCGAAGAATATCTTCTTCGATGGCTGTCTGAGCGCCTCTTATGTCTCCTATCTGTTTAAGTATTCCTACCTGAGTTGCTAGGGCCGCGTTTACTCGATAACCACTTTCTTCGAGCGCTTTTAGATCCAGTTGCTGGAGTGCTGATCCAAGCTGGCTAGCCTTTTGGATGGCTTGGTCCAACGCTTGACCGAGGGCGCCGCCAAGGATTTGGCCGCCAAAACCTGTGCCGAAAAATGAGCCAAGCACACTACCGGCGATACTGCCAGCTCCACCGCCAAAAAGCAACGGGAAGCCTGCGCCTAGAGCAAGGTTTTCGCCGAATTTGCCGATATTTTTCTGCATTGCCTGGAAACCAGGCGAAACTTGCGGACCTTCGACTGGAAAACCTCCGGCTGGTGCTGCAGTGGGTTTTCCGGCAATAGCGACACGGCGAAGTAGTTTTTCGCGCTGAGCGATTACTTCGTTTAGTTCTTGTTCGGCTCGTACCAGTTGATAAGCAGCCGCTGTAGCTTCTTCTGTTCCAATTACGGCCGAATCTAAAGCTTGGCGGGCTCCATTAACAGCTCGACTTACGTTTGCGTAGCTGCGAGCAATACCGTCGCCAAAAGTTTCTAAGTAGTTATTAAGATTGTCAACAAGAGTGCTTACATTTTGTATATCTCGCGTCAAACTCTTCAGCTGCTGTGAGCCTTGTACCGCTAGTTCAATATCAACTCTGTAGTTGGCCACAGTCGGGCAAACGCTAGGCTCAACTCAGTTTACCGCTTTCGGGGTGCAGCAGTTTTACTTTGCTGTCTGGCTCGATCTGAGGCTTTTTCTTGTTCTTCGCGTTTAAGTTCGAAAAATGCGGCCCAAGAAATAAGTTCTTCTTGGGTTAATACATTAGATAGCTGGCCAACGGTCATTCCTAGCTCGCTGGCTAGGAAAAACATGAAAAACCAGTCGCCGTCAGCTTTTGAGCGCGGCTTTCGCTTCCTCCACCTTGGTTTCGGAGCCGGAGGTCAGCATTGCCAGTTGGATTTCTTGGAGGATGCTGGCTTCGACTTCGCGGCGGAGGGCGGCGCGGTCGCCGTCTTGGAACAGGCGCTTGCCGTCTTTGTCGAGGGCTTTCTCGATCATCAGACTCAGCGCGAAGTCACCAGCATCATCAGTGCCGGACTTTTTCTGGATGGACTCGCGCTCGGCGATGGTCAGAGGGTGCCAGTAGATCTCCAGCAGGGTCTCGTCACCGGACTTGACTTCGTGCTTGTAAAGCTGGCTGACTCCGAATTTGTTGCGGAGCAGTTCAACGGCTCGCATGGAGCGGGTGCAAGTTGTTCAATAATACACTAGGCGTTTGCCGTGAATTGGCAAGAGATGATGCCCACAAAGTGCGAGCGGTCTTCAATGTCCAGTGGTGTGGGACCTGTGATGTCGCGGACTTTGGGCTTGCAGGTGAAGGTGTCGGTGTAGCCGGAGGCGTTGACGGAGGTGAGGCCGTCGATCACCGCTTCGCACAGGGAGGAGAGGGTGGACGTTCCAGCGTTCTTGGGGACGTAGATGTTGCACTGGACGACGCCGCTGTAGAAGTCGGAGGCAGCACCCATGTTTTGCATGGTGGCTTGGGTGAAGTTCACCGACATAGCCACGTATTTGGTGGTCTTGCTGGGTGTGGTGTAGGGGACGTTGTCGTACACCATGGTCACCGTGGCATCGACGGCAGCGACGGCGTCGGTGACGGCTTTTTCAAATGCGGCGCGGGTGTTTACAAGTGCCATGGCTTAGATCCTCTCGTAGGAAACATAATCGCGGCCGCCAAGGAAGCCCAAACCGCCAGTTCCTCTGGTTGTTCCAGCGAAAACTTGTGGGGCGCGTTTTTCGTTGAAACTAGCTTGGAGAAGAGGGCGAAGTTGGCTTTGGACAAAGGTGGCAACTTTGGGGTTTTCGAGGGCGTAGGCGGCGTACTTTGTGCTGTTGCCGATAAATACTTTGTCCGTGTAACGGAATGATGGAGTGGCAAAACGTGGTGTAATTTTGTAGGCGGTTGTGTCGCCTTTGTCGCGGCGTTTTTTGAGTCCTGCCCAAGGCTCGAAGTCTTCGACGCGGTCTGTTGGCTTGGTGCGTTGAGTCGAGGCTTTCCAG